TCTAACTCATGCTCACGTTCCATAAAAACAACACAGTCATCACCATTGTTAATAAACTTAATTGGGATGTTCTTTTCCTTAGCATACTGCCATACCATGGCGCACATAATCAGGCAGTTACCTAAGGCTGTGTTCATATCACCGCTGAATCGTCGTCCACGAACGGAATATTTCAATTTTCCGTCATCACAGTGTCCAACTCCCTTATTCTCAACCTGCATTTTCAAAAGACGCCTAAGTTCTTTGTCATTCTTATACAGATCAAGATATATGGAATGTTCCCACTGTAACATTTCAGCTGAAACGTGCATATCAAATTTGGTGGCGTCGAGGCCGATGCCCACAGGCCTTGCGAAACTACTCCATTTGTCTGAAATAATTTCGCCGATTTCCTCGACGTTGTAACCTTTCATAACCACATGTTTCTCACCGAACATTTTATTAATGCCAGGTAGATGCGGTGCTCGATATGTTTCAAGTAGCAGCCGACTCCGATGTTGTAGACCGGATGTCTCGGCTGAATGCACCTCGGTGCTTTTGTTGGATTGACCTTCTCACATTTGACGAAGGCCGCACTAATAGCATGTTTCCTAAGTACGCCTTTCTCATAAAATTCTTCAAGTGCATTGTTGTAGATTGTTTTCTTCCGTCCTCGAAACATCTCCACGAATTCTTCGGGAGTAAGTTTGGAGGGTTTGGTTCCAAGTTTCTTCAACAAACCATTGCGAAATCCTTTGAGAGTGGCGAATGCATGATTCTTATCTACAGGTGGTGGCGGAACGAAGGCGCCATCAACTACGCAAAAATACATACGCTCAAGTAACGCTGCTTTCAGTGTGTCAATACTCGCGTTATTAATTTTTAAAGTCCTCATTTTCCCACTAACGCTAGTTACAACGTGGAAACGACGGACTCGGCAGGGCGCCTGATTGTGCTGGACTACCAAATCTGGATGCACCAACTCACTTCGGTGATCGAGACCTTCCAGCTCAACCAAGCCCCCTCAATTGGCTCTGACGACGTCAGCGGCAGCCATCTCAAGAAGATATTGAATCTTCTTGGAGTTGCTCGCTGACGAGTTCAACATAGCTAAGCCCTCAAGCTCAGACTTTGTTGGAACAAACACCATGTTCACGATCATACCCACATGATCTCTAATGTGGGATGGTCGCAATCCATGTGATTGC